ATGCCATACATATGTTCTATCATTTTGGTGTTGAACTCGTTTGATGTCCGAATTGGTAAAGAAGATATTTTGTTTAAAAAAGGAAGTGCTGTTCTCATTGATTACAATTTAAAAGATTTTTTTTCATCAAATGTAGATCATGTAATGATCGTAGATGTTGAAGAGAAAACAGTTAATGATTTCTTTAAAAGCAACACACTCTCACCTTTTTCTGTAAGAAGGTTTTATCCGGCATACTTGATGGTGGAATGTGAAGATTTTTCATTGTTAAAGAACTTGATTGCATGCTTGAATTGTGATGGCAGAACTGTGGATTTTGTTAGAAATCAAATATCACTTGCATGTCTTGCTATCTTATCTTCAGAGAAAATAGTGCAAAGTTTTTTATTTGGATGTCTTAATAGTTTGGGAAGTAAAGTTAAGGCTATTATTCACACGGATATCTCAGCGTCATGGAGACTTTGTGATATATCTTCAAGATTATATATGAGCGAGAGTTTGTTAAAAAGAAAATTAAAAGACGAAGGCTTATCATTTAGTAAGTTAATTCTTGAAGAGCGAATGGTGATGGCGGAAAGGTTATTAAGCTACAATTTATATTCTGTTGGAAAAGTTGCTGAGATATGCGGTTATGAAAACACGTCATATTTTGTAAGTGTTTTCAGAAGGTATTTTGGTGTTCCTCCCCATCAATATTCATCAAGATTTTTTTTAGAAAAAAACATGATGTAACGTGATGCGTTTTAATGATTTTGTAATTTTCGTATTTGATAATTGTATGATGCTTTCAGCTACGCCAGAATAATCGCGGCGTTTTTCTTTTTGAATAGATGTTCAAGCCTTACGCTAATGTAACTTCTATACCTTTCCTCTTCGTTCCGAACCGTGTACACCATCCGTTATTTGCGGAGGTGAGGCTATGAAATCCATGGATAAGTTAACAACGGGCATTGCCTACGGCACCTCCGCAGGCAGTGCTGGCTACTGGTTTTTACAGCTGCTCGATAAAGTCACGCCCTCACAGTGGGCAGCAATAGGTGTGCTGGGTAGCCTGGTATTTGGCCTGCTGACGTACCTGACAAACCTTTATTTCAAGATTAAAGAAGATAAGCGCAAGGCTGCGAGAGGTGAATAATGCCTCCATCATTACGAAAAGCCGTTGCTGCTGCTATTGGTGGCGGAGCAATTGCTATAGCATCAGTGTTAATCACTGGCCCAAGTGGTAACGATGGTCTGGAAGGTGTCAGCTACATACCATACAAAGATATTGTTGGTGTATGGACTGTATGTCACGGGCATACAGGAAAAGACATCATGCTCGGTAAAACGTATACCAAAGCAGAATGCAAAGCACTCTTGAATAAAGACCTTGCCACTGTCGCCAGACAAATTAACCCGTACATCAAAGTCGATATACCGGAAACAACGCGCGGCGCTCTTTACTCGTTCGTCTACAACGTGGGTGCTGGCAATTTCAGAACATCGACGCTTCTTCGCAAAATAAACCAGGGTGATATTAAAGGCGCATGTGATCAGCTACGGCGCTGGACATACGCTGGCGGTAATCAATGGAAAGGACTGATGACTCGCCGTGAGATTGAGCGTGAAGTCTGTTTGTGGGGGAAACAATGAGCAGAGTAACCGCGATTATCTCCGCTCTGGTTATCTGCATCATCGTCTGCCTGTCATTGGCTGTTAATCATTACCGTGATAACGCAATCGCCTACAAGGAGCAGCGCGATAACAAGGCCAGTGAACTGGAGAAGGCGAACGCCACCATCGCTGACATGCGGAAGCGTCAACGTGATGTAGCAGAACTCGACGCAAGATACACAAAGGAGCTTGCTGATGCTAACGCGACTATCGAAAGTCTCCGTGCTGATGTTTCTGCTGGGCGTAAGCGCCTGCAAGTCGCCGCCACCTGTGCAAAGTCAACGACCGGAGCCAGCGGCATGGGCGATGGAGAAAGCCCAGGACTTACAGCAGATGCTGAACTCAATTATTACCGTCTCCGAAGTGGAATCGACAAGATAACCTCACAGGTGAATTACTTGCAGGAGTATATCAGGACGCAATGTCCCAACTAATCACATTTTGAGGATATTTAACGTCTATGCTTTAATGATTTTATTCATTGTTTTATTCTCGCGAAGAATAATGATGAACTTGGTAAAGGATATGACTATGCGTATTAAACCTCAAGATTTTAAGTTTGATGTGTTGACTGTTGCTGGTTACGCTAACCCTAAAGCTAAAATACATTTCGCACCTTCTGCTTCTGGATTTGATTTTAAATGGGAGTGGGGAAGAAAAATTTATAAGCTTCATATCGAGTAAGAAAAATTACAGTACCCTGATTTTATTCTTGAACGACTTTTTGATGCCGCAATTGAGATGGCTAAAAAATGACAAAAATCACCGGATGGGGTTTTTGTTTATAGATATTCACACATAGCCCTTGCATCTAGAACAGAAAATCTTGTCATGGCGAGGGGCTATGTTAGCAAAAATTTATTTAATAGGATATTTTGTTTGCAGCTTTAAGCTCTTTAAGAGTAGCGTCAAGTATATGTAAAAATAGAGAAGTGTCGCCATATTCATAACGTTGCTCGGATTTGTATTCTCTAATATAAATAAATCCATTTTTGGATAAAAATAAACCAATCAACTCGTTGTTATTTTCATCGGTTGGGTCAATGGCAGCAAACTTCAATACAGGAGCGTCATCAATGATCAGCAGTGTTTCTTTGAAAATAAGTTCTAGTTCATATGTTGAAAGTTTGAGGGTTAACCTATTTTTTTATCTTGATTGAAAATTATTGTGTCGCCAAGAAAATCGCATTCAGTGCTTGAGTCAATAATGTTATTCTTAAGTTTGAGAGATATTGCATCTAAAGCCTTTTTATGCTCCGCGCACTTAACAACTTTATGAACATCTAAACTGGGGATACTCATAATACAACCACCTATGTAAGAACTAAAGAGCATTGAGTCTATGTGATTAATATCAAGACCCAATTAAATTTTTTAAATTATTAGAGTTAGATCCCACTTTAAATGCCACCACGAACCCCAAAAGCCTGCCGTTTTCGCGGCTGCCGCCATACCACCACAGATCCTTCAGGCTACTGCGAAAGCCACAAAAGCGAAGGCTGGAAGCAATACAAGCCAGGTCAGTCCCGTCATCAGCGCGGTTATGGTTCGAAGTGGGACGTTATCCGCGCGCGCGTGCTGAAGCGTGACAAAGGTTTATGTCAGTTATGCCAGCGTGCTGGCGTGGTGCGTGAAGCAAAAACCGTTGACCACATCATCCCTAAAGCGCATGGCGGCACTGATGCCGACAATAATCTGCAGAGTCTGTGCTGGCCGTGTCATAAGGCGAAGACGGCCCGTGAACGGCTGAAGTAAGAACCAGTTCCCACTGCCAGAGGGGAGGGGCGGGTCAAATCCCTTTGGCCTGACGTCTTCCGGACTGCCCGCCCCATCGTTTTTTTATACCCGCGAAAAATGAAATTTAACCAGGAGTGCCGCATATGGCTGGAACGGCGGGGCGTTCCGGGCGTCGCCCCAAGCCAACGGCGCGCAAGGCGCTGGCCGGAAACCCCGGCAAGCGAGCCCTGAATAAAGATGAACCTGTTTTTACGCCCATCAAAGGTGTTGAGCCACCGGAGTGGTTCGCAGAAGAAAATCTCCCTCTCGCCACGATCATGTGGCAACTGACAACCAAAGAACTCTGCGGTCAGGGCCTGTTGTGCGTGACTGACCTCGCGGTGCTTGAGCGGTGGTGCGTGGCCTATGAGTTCTGGCGACGTGCCGTGAAAAATATTGCCATACAGGGCAACACCATCACCGGTGCAATGGGCGGCAGGGTCAAAAATCCGGAGCTGACCGCCAAAAAAGAACAGGAGTCCGAGATGAGCAGCACGGGGGCAATGCTCGGACTCGACCCCAGCAGCCGCCAGCGTCTGATTGGCCTGGCGGGGAAGAAGAAAGCCACTAACCCGTTTCTGAAAATCATCGAATCATGAGCCGGAAATCTTACCCCAACGTAAATGCTGCCAATCAGTATGCCCGGGATGTCGTTCGCGGAAAGATTGTGGCCTGCCAGTTTGTGATTCAGGCCTGCCAGCGCCATCTTGATGACCTGATGGCGGAAAAAAGTAAGTCGTTTCGTTACCGCTTCGACAAGGACCTGGCTGAACGGGCCGCGAAATTTATTCAGCTGTTGCCGCACACCAAGGGTGAGTGGGCATTCAAGAGGATGCCCATCACGCTGGAGCCGTGGCAGCTATTTGTGATCTGCTGTGCGTTTGGCTGGGTCAATAAAGGCACCCGGTTGCGCCGCTTCCGGGAGGTGTATACCGAAATCCCCCGTAAGAACGGCAAATCGGCAATCTCTGCCGGTGTTGCCCTGTATTGTTTTGCCTGTGATAACGAGTTTGGCGCGGAAGTGTATTCCGGTGCCACGACAGAGAAACAGGCGTGGGAAGTCTTTCGCCCGGCGCGACTGATGTGTAAACGCACACCCATGCTGACGGAAGCGTTCGGGATTGAGGTTAACGCCTCAAACATGAATCGTCCGGAGGATGGCGCGCGGTTTGAACCGCTGATCGGTAACCCCGGTGATGGTTCATCACCCCACTGTGCGGTGGTGGATGAATATCACGAGCACGCCACCGATGCGCTTTACACCACGATGCTTACCGGGATGGGGGCGCGACGTCAGCCACTGATGTGGGCCATTACTACTGCCGGGTACAACATTGAGGGGCCGTGCTACGACAAGCGACGGGAAGTTATCGAGATGCTCAACGGTTCGGTACCCAACGATGAACTGTTCGGGATCATCTATACCGTTGACGAAGGTGACGACTGGACCAACCCGCAGGTGCTGGAAAAAGCCAATCCAAATATTGGCGTGTCGGTTTATCGCGAATTTTTGTTAAGTCAGCAGCAGCGTGCGAAAAATAACGCCCGTCTGGCAAACGTCTTTAAAACAAAACACCTCAATATCTGGGTGTCGGCGCGTTCGGCGTATTTCAACCTGGTGAGCTGGCAGAGCTGCGAGGATAAATCACTGACCCTTGAGCAGTTCGAGGGGCAGCCGTGCATTCTGGCCTTTGACCTGGCCCGTAAGCTGGATATGAACAGCATGGCGCGACTTTATACCCGCGAGATTGACGGTAAAACGCATTACTACAGTGTGGCCCCGCGTTTCTGGGTACCGTATGACACGGTGTACAGCGTCGAGAAAAATGAAGATCGCCGGACAGCCGAACGCTTTCAGAAATGGGTGGAAATGGGCGTCCTGACCGTTACCGATGGTGCAGAGGTGGATTATCGCTACATCCTCGAAGAGGCCAAAGCGGCGAACAAAATCAGCCCGGTCAGCGAGTCACCCATCGACCCCTTCGGGGCGACCGGGCTGTCACATGACCTTGCTGATGAAGACCTGAATCCCATCACCATCATTCAGAACTACACCAACATGTCCGACCCGATGAAAGAGCTGGAAGCGGCAATTGAATCGGGGCGCTTTCATCATGATGGCAATCCCATCATGACCTGGTGTATCGGCAACGTGGTCGGCAAAACCATTCCGGGTAACGATGATGTGGTGAAGCCCGTCAAAGAGCAGGCGGAAAACAAAATCGATGGTGCAGTTGCGCTGATTATGGCGGTTGGCAGAGCCATGCTGTACGAGAAAGAAGACACGCTGTCTGATCACATTGAGTCCTACGGGATCCGCTCGCTTTAACTGAGGTAATTATGATCATGCTGATTCTCGCGCCTCTGGTGGGCGTGCTGGGGGTGCTTTTGCTGGCGTATGGTGCCTGGCTGATTTATCCCCCTGCGGGGTTTGTTGTTGCCGGGGCGTTGTGCCTGTTCTGGTCGTGGCTGGTGGCGCGATATCTCGACCGTACACAGATGTCTGTTGGTGGAGGTAAATAGTGTTCTTTTCGGGATTATTTCAACGAAAAAGTGACGCACCGGTGACCACGCCAGCAGAGCTGGCGGATGCTATCGGGCTGTCATACGACACCTATACCGGAAAGCAGATCAGCAGCCAGAGGGCCATGCGACTGACGGCGGTTTTTTCCTGCGTCAGGGTGCTGGCGGAGTCGGTCGGGATGTTGCCCTGCAACCTGTATCACCTGAACGGCAGCCTGAAGCAGAGAGCCACTGGCGAACGTCTGCATAAGCTGATCTCCACGCATCCCAATGGCTATATGACGCCGCAGGAGTTCTGGGAGCTGGTGGTCACCTGTCTGTGCCTGCGGGGAAACTTTTACGCCTACAAAGTGAAAGCATTTGGCGAAGTGGCTGAACTGCTGCCCGTCGATCCCGGCTGTGTGGTACCGAAGCTTAACAGTAGCTGGGAGCCGATCTATCAGGTCACATTCCCGGATGGCTCCACGGATGTACTGAGCCAGGAGGATATCTGGCATGTGCGTACGCTGACGCTGGACGGACTGGTGGGGCTGAATCCCATCGCCTATGCCCGCGAGGCAATATCGCTGGCAGCTGCGACCGAAGAGCACGGGGCCAGACTGTTCAGCAATGGCGCGGTGACGTCGGGTGTGTTGCGTACAGAGCAGACGCTGTCAGATCAGGCTTATGAGCGCCTGAAGAAAGATTTTGAGGAGCGTCACACCGGGCTTGGCAATGCTCACCGCCCGATGATCCTTGAGATGGGGCTGGACTGGAAGTCGATGGCGCTGAACGCCGAGGACAGCCAGTTCCTGGAAACCCGCAAGTTTCAGCTTGAAGAAATCTGTCGTCTGTTCCGTGTGCCATTGCACATGGTGCAGAACACCGATCGTGCCACCTTCAACAATATCGAAGAACTGGGGCTGGGATTTATCAACTATTCACTGGTGCCGTATCTGACCCGCATTGAGCAGCGGATCAACACCGGACTGGTACGAAAAAGTAAGCAGGGCGTTTATTACGCCAAATTTAACGCCGGGGCGTTACTGCGCGGGGATATGAAGTCCCGTTTTGAAGCCTACGCCACCGGGATTAACTGGGGAATTTACTCTCCCAATGACTGCCGCGACCTGGAAGATATGAATCCGCGTCCCGGTGGGGATGTCTATCTCACACCGATGAACATGACCACGAAACCCTCCGATGGCAGTAAAGCCGGTAAGCAGAAGGATAACGCCAATGCAGACGAAACAACGTCTTGATGTACCGCTGAGTCTGAAATCTGTCAGTGACTCCGGTGAGTTTGAAGGGTATGGCTCCGTCTTTGGTGTAAAGGACAGCCACGATGATGTGGTGATGTCCGGGGCATTTGCTGCTTCCCTGCGGGCGTGGAGTGACAGAAAAGCGTTACCTGCGCTGCTCTGGCAGCACCGCATGGATGAACCCATCGGTGTTTACACTGAAATGAAGGAAGACGATGTCGGACTTTACGTCAGGGGACGGTTGCTTATTGATGATGATCCCCTCGCAAAACGCGCACATGCACACATGAAGGCCGGTTCGTTAACCGGCCTTTCTATTGGGTACGTCCTGAAAGACTGGGAATACGACTGGAGCAAAGAAGCCTTTCTGTTGAAAGAAATCGACCTCTGGGAAGTCAGTCTGGTGACGTTTCCGTCTAACGACGAGGCGCGGATCAGCGACGTCAAGAACGCGCTGGCCCGCGGGGAAATCCCCGAACAGAAAAAAATCGAAAGAGTCCTGCGTGATGTCGGACTCTCCCGTACCCAGGCCAAAGCATTCATGGCCGGGGGCTATGGCGCACTGTCCCTGCGCGACGCTGAGGATGTGGGCTCTGCACTGAATGCACTGAAAAATCTGAACTTCTAATCAGGAGAAATACGATGGCGATTGATATTAAAGATGTGGAACAGGTCGCGCAGGAGCTGCAGCAGAAGTTTGACGACTTCAAGGCAAAGAACGACAAGCGCGTGGATGCGATTGAGCAGGAAAAAGGCAAACTTGCCGGGCAGGTGGAAACCCTGAACGGGAAACTCAGCGAGCTGGAAAATCTCAAAAGCGACCTTGAAAAAGAGCTGCTTGAGCTGAAACGTCCGGCTGGTGGAGCGCAAAATAAACTGGCCACCGAGCATAAAGAGGCGTTTGTGGGCTTCCTGCGTAAAGGCCGTGAAGACGGTCTGCGCGATCTGGAGCGTAAGGCATTGCAGGTGGGTACCGATGAAGACGGTGGCTACGCCGTGCCGGAAGAACTGGATCGCAACATTCTTAACCTGCTGAAAGATGAAGTGGTGATGCGTCAGGAAGCCACGGTGATCACCGTTGGCGGTTCCGACTACAAAAAACTGGTGAATCTGGGCGGTACGGCTTCCGGATGGGTGGGGGAAACGGATACGCGATCCCAGACTGCCACATCCAGACTGGAGCTGATTGAACCTCTCATGGGGGAAATTTACGGCAACCCGCAGGCTACCCAGAAAATGCTGGACGATGCCTTCTTCAACGTGGAGGCCTGGATCAACAGCGAGCTGGCAACCGAATTTGCCGAACAGGAAGAAATTGCCTTTACCTCAGGCGATGGCACCAAGAAGCCGAAAGGGTTCCTGGCGTATGAATCCACTGATGAAACCGACAAGGTCCGGGCGTTCGGCAAACTTCAGCATATTGTATCCGGCGAAGCGACCGCGGTGACCGCAGACGCCATTATCAAACTGATTTACACGCTGCGTAAGGCACACCGCACTGGCGCGAAGTTCATGATGAACAACAACAGCCTGTTTGCCATCCGTCTGCTGAAAGACACCGAGGGTAACTATCTGTGGCGTCCGGGGCTGGAACTGGGGCAGCCGTCCTCTCTGGCGGGTTACGGTATCGCTGAAAACGAACAGATGCCGGATATCGCCGCTGATGCGAAAGCCATTGCATTTGGTAACTTCAAACGGGGTTACACCATCGTTGACCGTATCGGCACCCGCATTCTGCGTGACCCGTACACCAATAAACCGTTTGTCGGTTTTTATACCACCAAGCGCACCGGCGGGATGCTGGTCGATTCGCAGGCCATCAAACTGCTGAAGATTGCAGCGGCGTAATCACTCAGGGGCGTGGAACCGCGCCCCCTGTTCTGACGGGTGAAGAATCATGATCCTGAAACAAGATCTGAAATGGTCACCGGACGGTATGCGTGTTGAGGTCATTCGGGCCGGTGAGTATGACGACGGGACGCTTCCTGCCCGGGTGCAGGAGATTGCACTTCAGGCCGGGTTAGCAGAGCGCGGAACCAGTGCAAAAAGCAGTAAAGCGACAAAAGAGAAAAAAGCCACGACCAGTAAAGAGGGCTGAGTATGCTTCTGACAATGGAAGAGATTAAAGCCCAACTCCGGCTGGATGAGGATTTCGATGCTGATGACCGCCATCTGCAACTGCTGGCCTGTGCGGCGCAAAAGCGGACGGAAACGTATCTGAACCGGAAGCTCTATGCTCCGGATGAAACCATTCCGGACAGCGATCCGGACGGGCTGCACCTGCCGGATGATATTCGTCTGGGGATGCTGATGCTTATCAGCCATTTTTACGAAAACCGCTCGTCGGTTACGGAAGTGGAGAAACTCGACATGCCGCAGAGTTTTGGCTGGCTTGTCGGCCCGTACAGGTACTTTCCGCAATGAAAATTCGTCAGGCGCAGACCAGCGCAACCTACATTCTGCCGGACCCCGGCGAACTGAATAAACGCGTCCTGATTCGCCAGCGGGTGGATATGCCCGCGGATAACTTTGGCGTGGAGCCTCAATACCCGGTTACGTTCCGGACATGGGCGAAGGTTATCCAGACCAGTGCCACCACCTGGCAGGAAACCGCGCAGACCGGGGACGCCATCACCCATTACATCACCATTCGTTACCGCCGGGGGATCACCGCTGATTATGAGGTGGTCTGCGGTGACAGTGTGTACCGGGTGAAACGTCAGCGCGATCTGAACGGGGCGCGGCGCTTTCTGCTGCTGGAGTGTACGGAGCTGGGCGAATGTAGGCAGAGTCACGGAGGCAACAATGACGACTTCCTTTTTGCACGTTGATTTTCAGCAGCCCGCGGAGATGCGCTTTAACCGCGCCCGTGTCAGGCGGGCGTTTGTCACGATTGGTCAGCGTCATATGCGTGATGCCCGTCGGCTGGTGATGCGCCGTGCGCGGTCGGCACCGGGTGAAAACCCCGGTTATCAGACCGGACGCCTGGCTCGTTCGATTGGTTACATGGTACCCAGAGCCAGTAAACATCGCCCTGGTTTTATGGCACGTATAGCCCCTAACCAGCGTAATGGAGAGGGAAACCGCCGTATCACCGGTGATTTTTATCCGGCTTTTCTGTTCTATGGCGTGAGGCGAGGGGCAAAGCGTCGTCGCAGCCATCATCGTGGTGCATCCGGTGGCAGCGGCTGGCGACTGGCTCCACGTAATAACTTTATGGTGGAAACTCTTGAAAAGAACCGCAGCTGGACACGCTATTTTCTGGCGCGGGAATTGCGTAAATCACTGAAGCCGGAGCGACGACACAGATGAAACTGACGCCTGTTATTGCTGCGCTGCGTGCCCGCTGCCCGTATTTTGAAAACCGGGTGGCAGGCGCGGCACAGTTCAAAAATCTGCCGGAGGTCGGAAAGCTGAGACTCCCGGCGGCGTATGTGGTACCGGGTGATGACTCTCCGGGAGAAAACAAAAGCCAGACCGACTACTGGCAGGAGCTGAAAGAGGGCTTCTCCGTGGTTGTCATACTGAGTAACGGGCGTGATGAGCGCGGTCAGTTTGCCTCGTATGATGTGGTGGACGATGTCCGGCAGATGCTCTTTAAGGCCCTGCTGGGCTGGAACCCGGAAGCGTGCGGTAACCCGATTACCTATGACGGCGGCACGCTGCTGGATCTGAATCGTCATGAGCTGATTTATCAGTTCGATTTTTCGGTCATCAGCGAGCTGACTGAAGACGATACCCGCCAGCAGGATGATCTGAACAGTCTGGATGAACTGCAAACGCTGGCGATTGATGTTGATTATCTCGAGCCCGGTAACGGGCCTGACGGCGATATCGAACATCACACCGAAATAACCCTTCCTTCCTGAGGATCCTCATGTTTGTCAAACCTGTTAAAGGGCGGTCAGTTCCTGACCCTGCCCGCGGCGACCTTTTGCCCGCCGAAGGGCGAAATGTTGACGAGAACAACTACTGGCTGCGCCGTGAAGCAGCGGGTGATATCCGGCGCGTGAATAAAAAGGTGAACACCGATGACGATAAGCTTTAACACCATTCCGTCGAATACGCTGGTTCCGCTGTTTTATGCGGAAATGGATAACCAGGCGGCGAATACTGCACAGGACAGCGGAGCATCGCTGCTGATTGGTCATGCCAATAACGGTGCAGAGATTGTTGCCAACAGTCTGGTACTGATGTCGTCGGCAGACTATGCACGCCAGATTTGTGGTGCGGGAAGTCAGCTGGCGCGTATGGTCGAGGCTTATCGCCAGACCGACCCGTTTGGCGAGCTGTATGTGATTGCCGTTCCTGAATCCACAGGCGCGGCGGCAACGGTTACGCTGACGGTGACCGGGGCGGCAACCGAAACCGGCACGGTGAATGTCTATGTGGGACGTACCCGCGTGCAGGCTCCGGTGACCAACGGCGATAACGTCACGACGATTGCCAGCAGTATCAAAGATGCCATCAATGCCGTTCCGGCCCTGCCGTTTACGGCTTCATCTTCGGCAGGCGTGGTCACACTGACCGCGCGTCATAAGGGGCTTTGCGGGAATGAAATTCCTGTCAGCCTCAATTACTACGGCTTTGGTGGGGGCGAAGTGCTGCCAGCGGGCGTACAGATTGCCGTGGCGACGGGTACCGCCGGAACGGGTGCTCCGGTTCTCACCGGCGCGGTGGCTGCAATGGCGGATGAGCCGTTTGATTATATCGGTCTGCCGTTCAACGACACGGCCTCCGTTAACACGCTGGTGACCGAGATGAACGATACCAGCGGTCGCTGGAGCTATGCGCGTCAGCTGTATGGTCATGTGTATACGGCAAAGATCGGCACGCTGTCAGAACTGGTGACCGCAGGTGACCAGTTTAACCAGCAGCACATTACCCTGGCGGGGTACGAAAAAGAGACCCAGACGCCTGCCGACGAACTGGCGGCAAGCCGTACCGCCCGCGCAGCGGTGTTTATTCGCAACGATCCGGCACGTCCCACGCAGACCGGTGAGCTGGTGGATATGCTGCCTGCGCCGAAGGGGAAACGGTTCACGATGACCGAACAACAGACCCTGCTGTCTCATGGCGTGGCAACGGCGTATGTCGAAAGCGGGGTACTGCGCATTCAGCGTGATGTCACCACGTACAGGAAAAACGCTTACGGGGTTGCGGATAACAGCTACCTCGACAGTGAGACACTGCATACCAGCGCGTATGTACTGCGCAAACTGAAATCCGTCATTACCAGTAAGTACGGGCGTCACAAGCTTGCCAGTGACGGTACCCGCTTTGGTCCCGGTCAGGCGATTGTCACCCCGGCGGTGATCAAAGGGGAACTGCTGGCAACCTACCGTCAGCTTGAGCGTGCGGGGATCGTGGAAAACTACGAACTGTTTAAGCAGTACCTGGTTGTGGAGCGTGATGCCAGCGATCCGAACCGCCTGAACACGCTGTTCCCGCCTGACTATGTTAACCAGTTGCGTGTCTTTGCCGTGGTTAACCAGTTCCGTCTTCAGTATTCAGAGGAGTCTGCATAATGGCCCGTATCGGGGGAACCTGTTATTTCAAAATTGACGGTCAGCAGCTATCGCTGACCGGCGGCATTGAGGTGCCCATGAACAGGACGGTCAATGATGACATCATCGGCCTGGACGGTTCAGTGGACCGCAAGGAAACTCACCGTGCGCCCTATGTCAAAGGGACCTTCAAGGTGCCGAAGAATTTTCCGGTGAGCAAAATCACCTCGTCTGATGAGATGACCATCACTGCCGAGCTGGCGAACGGTCAGGTCTATGTACTGTCGTCTGCCTGTCTGCACGGCGAAGCGAACCATAATGCCGAAGAAGGCACGGTTGATCTTGAGTTCCACGGTGAAGAAGGGGATTACCAGTGATTGAGCTTGTACTTAAAAAACCGATCATCGCCCACAAAGAAACACTGCATGTGCTGGAAATACGTGAGCCTACGTATGACGAGATTGAGGCGCTGGGGTTCCCTTTCTCTGTTTCACCTGATGGTGGTATGAAAATGGACAGTCAGGTAGCGCTGAAATATATCCCGCTTCTGGCCGGGATCCCGCGCTCGTCTGCAGCGCAGATGACGAAGCTGGATATTTTCAAGGCAGGCATGATTGTAATGCGTTTTTTTACCGGCTTGGAGACGGAAGAGACCTCCGGAAGCGATTCTACAATGTCGCGTGGTTCTGGAAATTAAACCCCCTTGAACTTCGCCGGACGGCTATTTCCCACTTTGCTGATCTGGAGGCAGAGGCCGTCCGTATAAATGAGGAGATGAAGCATGGCTGATAATTTTCAGCTGAAAGCCATCATCACCGCCGTTGACAGGCTGTCCGGCCCGCTTAAAGGTATGCAGCGTCAGCTTAAGGGGTTTCAGAAAGAAGTCTCCAGCCTTGCTCTGGGCGCTGCCGGGGCGGGTACTGCAATAATGGGGGCACTGGCACTCCCTGTAAAATCAGCCATCACCCTTGAATCGAAGATGGCTGATGTCCGCAAAGTGGTGGACGGTCTGGATACGCCGGATGCGTTTAAGGCCATGACGGAGCAGGTACGCGCTTTGTCTACTGAGCTTCCCATGTCTGCAGACGGGATCGCGGAAATTGTGGCGGCTGGCGGTCAGGCCGGGATTGCACGTGATGAACTGATGCAGTTTGCCACTGATGCGGTGAAGATGGGCGTGGCCTTTGATACCACGGCTGAAGAGTCCGGGCAGATGATGGCCCAGTGGCGTACTGCGTTTAATATGACGCAGGATGAAGTGGCCGGGCTGGCTGACAAAATCAACTACCTTGGTAATACCGGCCCGGCGAATGCGAAGAAAATCTCCGATATTGTTACGCGTATTGGTCCTTTAGGTGGTGTTGCAGGTGTGGCTTCCGGCGAAATCGCGGCAATGGGGGCAACCATTGCCGGGATGGGCGTGGAGTCAGAAATTGCCGCCACAGGGATCAAGAACTTCATGCTTTCCCTGACCGCGGGAAATTCCGCGACAAAATCGCAGAAACAGGCATTACGTTTTCTGCGGATCAATCCGAAGAAATTAGCTGCTGATATGCAGAAAGATGCCCGGGGAACCATGCTGTCTGTACTGGATGCGATGGCTAAAGTGCCCAAAGAAAAACAGGCAGCTGTGCTGAATGCCCTGTTCGGGAAAGAGTCTCTGGGCGCGATAGCACCTCTGCTGACTAACCTTGATTTGTTGCGTACCAACTTCAGGCGGGTTGCGGATTCCCAGCAGTATGGCAGTTCGATGCAGAAGGAATATGCTTCGAGGGCAGCGACGACGGAAAACCAGCTTTTACTTCTGCAAAATCAACTTGATGCCATTTCTTCCACGCTGGGGGAAACGTTTCTTCCTGAGGTTAATGATGGTCTTGAAGCGGTAAAACCGCTCCTTGAGGAAGTGAGAACGTTTGTCCGTGAAAACCCGGAGCTCGTTAAGACCATTGCTAAAATCGGTCTGGCCTTACTGACGGTGGGAGCCGCTGCAGGCTCTTTGTCCAGAATTATGAAAGTTCTCGGCGGTGTGATGAATATGACGCCTGCTAAGGGGCTGATTGCTCTTCTGGTTGGTGGCGCTTACCTCATTATTGATAACTGGGAAACCGTAGGTCCTGTCATAAAAAAAGTCTGGCACGTGGTGGATGAAACGGCGCAGGCGATGGGGGGATGGGAAACTGTTCTGAAAGCGATTGCCCTGTTTATGGCAACCAAATGGGTTGCTGACGTTACCAAATCCATTACCGCAGTGACCAGAGAGATGCGTACGCTGGGGAAGGTATCGGCAGAAACGGGATTGATGGGGAAAGGCCGCGGCTTTATCGGGAAGGCCGGGGTATATGGTTTTCTGGGAACCCTGATGTATGAGCCGGTTAAAGATACTCTGGAAAGTGTTGTTCCTGAAGATACGGTTAACTGGCTGGATAATAAAGGGCTGTTTCTGGCTTCAGACTGGACGCCTTTTTTTGATCGTAAAGAGTACGAGCAGTATCAGGCCAGCCTGAGTCAGTACAAACCCAATGTTCCGCTGCTGAATCCATCTTCTTCCATGACACAGCACAGCGAGCTGAAAGTCACGTTCGAGAATGCTCCGCCAGGTATGAAGATAATTGATGTACCGGGCAAAGCCGATCCCCTGATGAAAATCACGCACGATGTGGGGTATTCCCCTTTTCGTTTTCCACGATAACGCAGTCCTTTTTGAGGTCAGTCTATGGATTTATCCTCATTTCCCACCCGACCTTCATTACTTTCGTCGTCTTCAGGCTGGCGTGACAGACTTCAGGACGCGTCATTTCGCGGCGTGCCGTTTAAGGTTGAAGAAGAAAGTGCGGGAACCGGTCGCCGTGTGGAAACACATGAATACCCGAACCGCGACAAACCCTATACCGAAGACCTGGGGAAAATCACTTTTCGCCCGTCCATCACGGCTTATGTGGTGGGAGATGACTGCTTTGACCAGCGCGATCGCCTGATTGAAGCGCTGAATAAACCCGGTCCCGGCACGCTTGTCCACCCGACATATGGTGAGCTGAAAGTCTGTGTTGACGGGGAAGTTCGGGTCAGCACATCGAAAAGTGAAGGGCGTATTGTCCGCTTTGACCTGAAGTTTGTCGAAGCAGGAGAACTCTCTTACCCCACATCAGGTGCGGCGACGGCGCAGACGCTGATGTCATCCTGTTCTGCACTGGATGACTGCATCAGTGACAGCTTCAGCGGTTTCAGTATCGATGGTGTGGCGGATTTCGTGCAGAACGACGTTATCGGTAATGCCAGCATAATGCTGGGGTATGTTTCTGATGCGATGAAAGTGGTGGATTCTGCCGTATCGGATGCCGCCAGGCTGTTGCAGGGGGATATCTCGGTACTTCTGCCGCCGCCATCGTCAGGCAAAAATTTCGTTGAGCAGGTGCAGAAAATGTGGCGTACCGGGAAACGCCTTTATGGTAACGCCAGCGACCTGGTCACCATGATCAAAACGCTTTCCGGTGTCAGCCTCGGCAGCGATCTGCAACCGCGCGGCGTCTGGAAAACGGACAGTAAAACCACCGCCACGGCGACGCAGCAGCGTAACGTGGTTGCCAGCACCCTTCGTACGACCGCAATCAGCGAAGCGGCGTATGCCGTCACCCGATTGCCTGCGCCAATAACTTCCGCGGTGATGCAGAATTCCGCAGTGGGGCAGGCAACAACACCCGCGCAGAGCACTGGCTGGCCTTCCGTCACGCATCCGGCACTGAACAATGCACCGGCGGTGAAAAACACGGTTGACCTGCCGACGTGGGAAGAACTGACTGACATTCGCGACACACTGAATACGGCAATTGATAAGGAGTTGTCCCGTACAACCAGTGATGCGCTGTTTCTGGCGCTGCGCCGGGTGAAAGCAGATCTGAATGCGGATATCAACACGCGCCTTGAACAGTCTGCACGGATCATTCAGCGCACACCGGATGAGGTTTTACCCGCGCTGGTGCTGGCGGCGACCTGGTTTGATAACGCGGCGCGTGACGCGGACATTATCCGGCGTAATGCCATTACGCATCCCGGCTTTGTGCCGGTGATCCCTCTGAAGGTGCCAGTGCAATGAACGACAATGTCACGCTACGGGTAAATGGCCGGGAGTGGAATGGCTGGACATCGGTGCGCATCGGTGCCGGTATTGAACGGCTGGCGCGGGATTTCAGTGTGGAGATCACTCGCCAGTGGCCGGGAGATGAGGGTATCACCACGCTTCAGCCGCGCATTAAAAACGGTTCAAAAGTGGAAGTGCTGATTGGTGATGAGCTGGTGATTACCGGCTGGGTGGAGGCGACTCCCGTTCGTTACGATGCCCGTTCGGTCAGTACCGGTATTGCCGGACGTAGTCTGACGGCTGACCTGATTGACTGTGCAGCCGAACCGACACAGTTTAACGGACGCTCGCTGGTGCAGATTGCGCAGGCGCTTGCTGCGCCTTTCGGCATTGAGGTGGTGAACAGCGGTGCGCCGTCGGGTGTTATTCCTGATGTTCAGCCTGATCACGGTGAAACGGTGATTGAGGTAATCAACAAAATACTCGGTCAGCAGCAGGCGCTGGCTTACGACGACCCGCACGGCAGGCTGGTGATTGGCGGTATTGGCTCAACGCGGGCACATACCGCGCTGGTACTTGGGGAAAACATCCTTTCCTGTGATACGGAGAAGAGTATCCGGGAGCGGTTTTCTGTTTACCAGGTGGCGGGGCAGCGTGCCGGAAACGACGATGATTTCGGTGAGGCCACCACCACCGCGCTGCGGGCCCGCACAGAGGACGCATTTATTGCCCGTTACCGTCCGATGTATATCAGGCAGACAGGGCAGGCCACGGGGGCAGGTTGTATTGCGCGTGCTGACTTTGAAGCCCGACAACGGGCGGCGCGGACGGATGAAACCACCTATGTGGTGCAGGGCTGGCGACAGGGTAACGGTACGCTGTGGCAGCCCAACCAGCGGGTGATTGTCTTCGATCCGGTCTGTGGTTTCGACAATACCGAACTGCTTGTCTCGGAAGTCACGTTTACTCAGGACCAGAACGGCACTCTGACGGAAATCCGTGTCGGCCCACCTGATGCTTATCTGCCTGAACCCGAAGCCCCCGGCGCGCGGAAAAAGAAAAAAGCCAGAGTACAGGAGGACCCGTTCTGATGAGGACGATTGAAGCCATGCAGCGACAACTTCTCGGCCTGATTGGGCGGGCAGTGGTGAAAAGCATCAGTGCCGCCACGAAATGTCAGACCGTGGATGTGTCCCTGATTGCCGGTGAACCCAAAGCCGGGGTTGAACATCTTGAACCCTACGGTTTTACCGCAAGGGCAAACAGCGGTGCGGAAGCGGTGGTGTTGTTTCCGGATGGCGACCGTTCTCATGCGGTGGTTGTTACGGTGTCGGACCGGCGCTACCGCCTGAAAGGGCTGCAGACGGGTGAGGTGGCTGTCTATGACGATCAGGGGCAGTCTGTGACGCTGACCCGGGAGGGGATCGTGGTGGACGGTGCAGGTAAAACGATCACGTTTCGCAATGCACCTGAAGCACGTTTTGAAATGGACCTGGAAGTGACAGGACAGGTGAAAGACCTGTGCGACTCCGGCGGCACCACCATGTCAGCGATGCGGCTTGCCTATAACGGGCATCGTCACAGAGAGAACGGTCAGGGCAGTAACACCGACAAACCGGATAAAGCGATGGAGGCATGATGGAACTGTGGCTGACGGTGAACGGTAAACGCACCTGCGCCAGCGCACCGCTGGATCCGCTGACCCGCTCCGTGGTGATTTCCCTGTTTACCTGGCGGCGGGCGGAGCCTGATGACAACGCCGACGTCCCGATGGGATGGTGGGGGGATACCTGGCCTGCGGTACAGAATGACCGTTACGGCTCCCGACTGTGGCTGCTTCAGCGCAGCAAACTGACCAATCAGCTGGTGCAGACGGTAAGGGGGTATATCCGCGAATGCCTGCAATGGATGATTGATGATGGCGTGGTGTCCCGTATTGATCTGGATATCCGCCGCACCGGGATTAATGAACTGGGTAACAGTATCACTCTCTGGCGTCGTGACGGACCGGTAATGATTTCTTTTGATGATCTGTGGAGTGCGATAACGCATGGCGGACAGTGAATTTCAGCGCCCGACGCTGGCAGAAAATATCAGTATGCTCCGTAACGATTTATTCGCCAGGCTGGACGTCAGCGACACGCTCCGGCGCATGGATGAAGACGTGCGGGCAAAGGTGTATGCGGCGGCGCTGCATACGGTTTACGGGTACATCGATTATCTGGCAATGAACATGCTGCCTGACCTGTGCGATGAGTCCTGGCTGGCGCGACATGCTGCGATGAAACGGTGTCCGCGCAAGGGGGCCACGGCTGCCAGCGGGTATATGCGCTGGGAAGGTGTCAGCGATGGCCTGAAGGTGACTGCCGGGAGCGTGATTCAGCGCGATGACCTGGTTCAGTACACGGCAACTGCCGATGCAACCAGCTCCGGTGGTGTCCTGCGTGTGCCGATCGCCTGCTCAAATGCAGGCGCGGTCGGTAACACTGACGACGGTACGGCATTAATCCTGGTCACGCCGGTGAATGGTCTGCCGTCTTCCGGTGTGGCTGACACCCTGACAGGCGGATTTGATGCTGAAGATCTGGAAACGTGGCGCGCCCGCGTCATTGAGCGGTATTACTGGACGCCTCAGGGCGGGGCTGACGGGGACTATGTCGTCTGGGCTAAAGAAGTGCCCGGCATTACCCGCGCATGGATATACCGACACTGGATGGGAACGGGGACTGTCGGTGTGATGATTGCCAGCAGTGACCTGATTAATCCCATTCCGGAAGAGTCAACGGAAACGTCGGCAAGACAACATATCGAGCCACTGGCCCCGGTGGCAGGCTCTGATTTGTATGTATTCAGGCCGGTGGCGCATAAAGTGGATTTTCATATCCGCGTGACGCCGGACACACCGGAAATACGGGCTGCCATCACCGCCGAGTTGCGTTCGTTCCTGCTGCGTGATGGTTATCCGCAGGGAGAACTGAAGGTGTCACGTATCAGTGAAGCGATTTCCGGTGCGAACGGGGAATACAGCCATCAGTTGCTTGCCCCGGCGGACAATATCTCCATTGCGAAAAATGAACTGGCGGTTCTGGGGACGATTTCATGGACGTGACAAACGATGATTACATCCGTCTGTTGTCGGCACTGTTGCCCCCTGGTCCGGCGTGGTCAGCCAGCGATCCGGCGATTGCCGGTGCAGCACCGTCATTAACCCGCGTTCATCAGCGTGCGGATGCCCTGATGCGGGAGCTGGATCCGCGCACCACCACTGAACTGATAAACCGCTGGGAGCGTCTGTGCGGTCTGCCGGATGAATGTATTCCGGCGGTAACGCAGACCCTTCGCCAGCGTCAGCAACGGCTGGATGCGAAGGTTAACCTGGCGGGCGGCATCAACGAGGATTTTTATCTTGCACAGCTTGCTGCCCTGGGCAGACCAGATGCCACCATCACGCGATACGACAAAAGCACGTTCACCTGCTCATCGGCCTGTACTGACGCGGTGAATGCGCCGGAATGGCGGTATTACTGGCAGATCAACATGCCAGCCGACACCAACACCACCTGGATGACATGTGGCGATCCCTGTGATTCCGCACTGCGTATCTGGGGCGACACCGTTGTCGAGTGTGTGCTTAACAAACTCTGCCCGTCGCATACCTACATAATTTTTAAATATCCGGAGTAATCCATGCATCGTATAGACACGAAAACCGCGCAGAAGGATAAGTTCGGCGCGGGTAAGAACGGTTTTACCCGTGGTAACCCCCAGACCGGCACACCTGCCACCGATCTGGATGATGACTACTTTGACATGTTGCAGGAGGAGCTTTGCAGCGTGGTGGAGGCCTCCGGTGCCAGCCTGGAGAAGGGGCGGCATGACCAGCTGCTTACCGCGCTTCGTGCGCTGCTGTTAAGCCGCAAGAATCCGTTTGGCGATATCAAATCGGATGGCACGGTGAAAACGGCTCTCGAAAACCTTGGTTTGGGAGAAGCAGCGAAAATGCCTGCTGCGACAGCATTAGCCAGCAGTGCAGGTAACATCACTATTCCAGTATTAATTGGTGGAGTACAACGAACAGCATTGCTTCAGTGGAAGACGCTATCAGTGCCGCAATCTACCGACGGTAATATGGTCGTTGTTGATGACTCATGGCCGGTTGCCTTTCCTAATGCTTGCCTTTCCATCAATCCTTCGCTGGTCAATTCTGTGATCTACGCGACTAATGGAGCCCCTTTTGTTAGCGCAGCGATTGTTGACCGGGTCAAATTCAAAGCCGCTTGCGCATACACGAAATCTAATTCAACAGTGGCAGTATGGGGAGTAGGATATTAATGGTCGACTATGTATTCAGCCCGACGGAAAATGCTTTTTATCTTGTGGCACTGAAATATGATTATTTAACTGCTGGCACATGGCCGTCAGACGGCATCAATATAAATGCTGAAGATGCACTGGTTTTCATGGGAAACGCTCCTGAGGGTAAAATGCGTGGCATTGGTGATGATGGGTTGCCTTGCTGGGTAGATCTTCCGTCACCTACGCATAAAGAACAACTTGCTGCGGCTGACTCAGAGAAAAAGTCGAGAATTGACCATGCCAACGAATACATGAACGGTAAGCAATGGCCTGGTAAAGCAGCTATCGGTCGTCTGAAAGGTGAGGAACTGGCACAATATAATTTGTGGCTGGATTATCTGGACGCACTGGAGCTGGTTGATCCCTCCAGTGCTCCAGATATTGAATGGCCTACGCCTCCGGCAGTTCAGGCCAGATGACATTCGGCGCGGTGCTGGTATCTGTTGCCGTCACCGCGTCAATGTAATCCAGCACAGCGTTAAGCTGGGTTGTTTCTGCCTGCGTCAGTTTCCGTCCGGCCTTTAATTTCAGCTGAATCAGACTGATGGAAGCCATTGCAGCATCAATCAGTGACTGGCGCTGTGCTTCTGCCGCGTCTACTGCGGCGCTATGCTGTGCCTCAGTATCGGTCACCCATTTCTCACCATCCCATTTATCGTATGGAGATAAAGGGGCGATAGTGGTTGTATTATCAGGGTAATCACCCGGAACTGTGATTTCTTTTGATTCTCCTGTTTCGGTGCTAAAGACGATTTCACCGCGATGGTCTGGCACATATTCCCATGAGTTAAAATCTACAGATCGGCAGATTGCATAACCAGCTTTGTATGTGCCAGGGGCATCTAAACAGGAATATGCAGGGATACCGACACCAACGGCAAGATATTCAGTTGATGTGGAAATATATTCCCGTGTTTCGCCATCATAGTTATAGACGGTAATATTCCCCGCCTTTGTAGCAATAAACTCGCTATTTAATACAGCGTTATCCATTATGCAGCCCTCACGATATAGTTAAATGCAATATTCCGTGGACGGGTTTCATTTATCCCATATGCTGTTGTTCTCTGATTCCCGACAAAATATCCATTTGGATTAGAAGATACAGAATAATCATCAAAATCAAGTGGGCTATCAGCACCCGGCGTCAGGCTTGCAATATATCCTCTTCCCATAACTTCTGATGCTGGTATTTCTTTTGTACGATAATCACTAACTCTGAAGAGCTGCCCTTGGTGGGTGTGTGATTCCACTCCTCCATTCTGAAGACTTAGCAAGGCACGTACAGCATCAATACCACGCCCGTCATCCCAGCCACGAATAAACTCACCACGTAAATCAGGCAATTTATTTGTCGGATAAGCCTTTGCCAGTTCCGGGTATTCTTCAGCAGAAAAAGCGGCACCGTTGCATTTCAGCCAGCCTGTTGGCGGAGTGGCTGAAGGCCACGGAACAGGCACCCCAACCGGTAATGCAGAGCCTTCTCCCAAACCAACATTTATGAAAATGCAGAAATAACGAGCAAATGGCATCATTCCTGCTTTTGTCAGGGAGATCTACCATGCTTATTGGCTATGTACGTGTGTCAACAAATGACCAGAACACAGATCTACAACGTAATGCGCTGAACTGTGCAGGATGCGAGCTGATTTTTGAAGATAAGATAAGCGGTACAAAGTCCGAGAGCCTAGGGCTGACACTGCTGTTCTTGATGCAAATTAAAGGATTTAATAGTGAGTTGTGGCCTTACTAATGTAAGGCCGCTATAATCATTTTATTAATTGCATTAATTGTGTTTTGGCCATACTTTCAATGCAATTTCCCCCAACTTTTTACCCCGCTCCAGGATTTCACCTTCATCCCATTTATCCTTAAGTATAAGTGGTATGTTCAGTCGTAGATTGGTGTGGACGATGAGAGCATCACGTTTTTTCAGAAATACAGCATTCTGAACAGAACGGTTTACGCTAAGGTTAAGCAAAGTTAGATTTCCCAACGTAGCTATCGCTTGTTGCCGTTTCCTTACCAGTAGCTGTTCAGGGGTAAGATCTGTTCCAGACAGAACAATTTGGTTCAATACCGTTGCATCTGAATTTGTCACCATATGACCATTTTCGAGAGGCCAACAGGAATACCAACTTTGAGGCATAAGATGATCGATATCGAGATTGGAAAGATTTGGAACATCAGGCTTCTCTGTCTTCACTTGGCGACAAAGTTCTCTTTCAAGTTCCGTTAACATTGAGCGCATTTTCGGTGCGTCGAGCCTGCCAGGATAAAGTGGAGCATTGATGCAAGCATTGAGAAATTCTGAGTCACCAGGCCAACGTGAGGCTTCGCCATTTAAGCTATTGAGGATATTACGTAACTCAACACTGGAAATTTCCGTTTTAGACAAGTGCCGCAATACATTCATAAATACATTGTTGTAATTCTTTGGCGTCAGGCCACATACGGCTCTTCGTACTACGTAGGAGACAAGATCATTATACATGGCTGCTTTCTCACCATCGGCGATGTTAGCTATCGAAATGAACAAAGCAAGCGGATAAAGTGTCGTCACATCATAGGCTGCGATGCGATGTCCAAAGTGTGAGATGGGGGTTGTGCCAAAACCACCAACCAATTCTTTATATTGTGATGCATATTGTTTGAGGCGCTTTACTTGCAGATCAGCTCGTTGTGAAGGCAAGTCCTTACTTACATAATCACGATACTCATTGTAAAGACGAGACAGATCAATTTCACGTTGCCTTTCTGATTGCAATGTCGCATGCACTAGCCACTCCATGCGTGGTTTATTAATACGTCCACGGCGTTGCCTTTCCGACCAGTATGTATCTTCAAAGCTCTTCCACTCATTTTCATATAATTCAATAGCATTAATATTTTCATGCTCAGCGCACATAAAGATGTAGTTGCGAATAAGATCCGTGGCATGAAGTTCCGCCCCTCGGCCATTTAATGTTTCAAAAATTATTTGGGCATCATCTTCAGCTTCGAGAAATATGCTTACCAGTTTCAGATCCGTCAAGACAGCCTCAATTAGTGCTACAGCATTTTCATGTGGTGAGTACTTTTCTATTTTAATCCATTTTATAAAGGCTTCAGTAAAAAACCATAATGCCTCTAGTGACGGCGGGTGGTTGAAATGTTTACGTAACGTACCATGTTGCGTGAAGCTATCAGAAAATACATCACGGAGATCGTCAATGTTTTCAACATTAAAACTTTGAATAAAATGAGTTTGGTCTCGAAAAGTTGGCCACAGTTTGAAGCATTCTACCTTTTTATTTCGCATAGTTGCTTCGTTTGTATTTTTCAAGCAAGTCAATACTAACCCTTCCAAATCAGAAAGGCCTGTAGCACGCAATGATAATCGAATGGATGCCAGAATATATTGAAGAGTGGTTAAACGTTGCTGGCCGTCAATAATATGTATGGTATCTACACCTAACAAGCTGTTTTTGAGTTGAGGTTCCAGCACCACCGCGCCAAGGAAATGGGGAGTTGGTTTTGTTCCCAAAAGTCGGCTATGTGCTTTTTCGAAGATATCCTCCAGCAAAGCTGACCATTGGTTTTGTTGCGTCCATACGTAGGCACGTTGATAGAATGGAACACGATATTGTCGTTGATTTTGGAAAAGTTGCTGGATGGTTAGCGTTTCGGATTTCATTGTTTACCTATAAGTGACATTCCACAAGAGTAAGAAATTCATCTGAGTCAGAATAATCATTTTTATGTAGTCATGATACAGTGTATTTGTTGCTGGTGAAGTAAAAACGAGAAATCCCGCTTTTGAATGCTGACGTGCTACGGCTTCATTGGATATTCTCTTTTGTCTGTTCTCCATTGCGTCGGTGTTTTGTCGAGATTGTTAGCACACTGTTGCTGCTGTTTTTTTATCCAAGCGCTGCTAAATCATTGTAGATGGCACTATCGGGTATTGAAGCTGCAGACATGTCGTATACAATAGTCAGCTGCGACTGGCTGGTGAACTTCCGATAGTGCTAGTATTGAATTATGTCAAGCCGTTATCGATTTTACGTATTTTTTGTATGAGAGGATTTGCACCTCCTCCCACCGCTCCTCCATGACTTTACGCCACTGTCTCTAGGGCTGCTAAGTGCCAGGAACGGACATTGGTGGTATGCAGGATCAGAGGGGAATAAAAAACTTATTATATTGATTAAGATGGGGCTATTCTTGGCGACTTAAGCCGATATGATACAGATCAAGTGTGCTCTTTTAGGGTTCCATATTGATTAACAGAAAATTAATTGTAGAGTTAATCGTATATTTCATGAGAGATGAATTGATTCGTGGATTTTCGAAGTGGGGGCGTCGGGTAAAGACTGACCTGACACAGATGGATGAATCTTTCCCAATAATGCCGATTTTTAATGAGCACATCAATTCTATTTTCAAAGTGTATATTCTATTCAATGAAAAATATCACATCACAAAAGCTTTAAAAGCAAAAGAATTCATAATAAACTTCATTGGAGAGAGAGAGGATTATATTGATGATGAATACATTATCGCAGAACTAAAAAAACACAAACAGGTTTGA